TTAATGAAGAAGAAAAAAGAAGAATTTTAGGACTTCATGAAAGTAGAAGATCTAAAGAATTAGGTTTTTTATTTGAAGACGATAATTCTCAAGTTGACGGTGTTTACAATAATGACAAAGATTACGATTACAAAAAAGAAGGAGACAATTACTTTTTCAAATTGAAGGAAAAACCTGCCAGTCCTAAGGCTCAGTCATTAAAAAAACAAGGAAAATTTGCTGATTGGACAGCAGCGACAGGAGCAGCTAAAGATGCTATTGCTAAATTACCATTTTTAGCTAACTTAACCGCATTCCAAGGACCTGGTGATGTTGACGGAAGTGATGAAGCATTTGATGCCCCACAAACCGCACCTACAACAACACCAACAGCTTCAACAACACCAGCAGCTTCAACAACACCAGCGGCATCAACAACACCAGCGGCATCAACAACACCAGCGGCATCAACAACACCAGCACCTACATCAAAGAACCCTGATGTTTTAGCAGACTTAAAAACCGCATCACAAATCAGACAAGAATTTAGACAAGGTAAAAGAGATAAAAACAAAGCGACAAGACAATACAATCAAATGGTTAATAAATATAACAAATTGAAAAGTAAAATGAGTCCACAAGATAATACAGCTTATCTACAAGCAATGAATCAATTAAAACAACAAATGGGATAATAAATAAATTATATTCTTTTAAACCCCCCTTCTTTTGATCGGGGGTTTTTTGTTTTACAAAGTATTTATCTTATATGAAAATCATCATAACCGAAGAACAATATAATCTAATTCAAGAAGAATATAGAAGAGATCGTTTCGATGCTGAATATGCTGATGAATATCCTAAGTATAAGAAGTTGTTTTTAAAGACCATTTCTAAAGATGTTAAAGGTTGGGGTGAATGGCCAGGTTCCGTTTATCTGATGAACGAATTTGGAGAACCTTTATTTGTGTATAGAATACCATCAAAAACCGTATATTACGATTATTCAATAGATAAAGAGATGGAAGATTATATACCTTCTCATATAGTGTCAAGACACTTAAAAAATGCGGTTTATGATTACTTTAAAGGACTTTTTCCTGATGTTGAAATAAAAGAGGTAAGTGGCGCCAATATTGTATAGTTATGAAAATAATAATATCTGATAACCAATATAGTCTTTTAAAAGAATCACTTGCTATTAAAAATATTGAGGGAATTAAAAAGTATTGGAGAAACCAACAAAAAAAAGGTGAACAAATTAGATTTTATAAAGAAGACTTGGATTTTTGGGGTATTACTACTAGACAGGAAAAATATTATGCTCAAGCCGCATTTCGAGAATTAGTTGGCGATGAAGAATTTACTAAAAAGTCTATTAAAAAATTAATTGGTAAAATATTTTCAACAAAAGAATTTAGTGAAAAAATTGTTGGTGGATATGATTTCGAGTGGGTAATCACTGATATGGAATATAGAGATTATGATTTTTATTTATATGGAAAAACATTACCGGGAGGAACTGTTATTCTTATGGATGGTAGACACTTATCTTTAAAAGAAGCAATAAAAGATGAAGATTTAGGTTGGGAAATACAAGAGGAAATTAAAGATGTTGTTTTAGAGTGTATGGATGAAATAGTTTTACCGGTAACAGGAAATGAAATAATATCAATAGGTTTAAAAATATCTCAAGAATGAAAATAATAATTACAGAATCACAGAAAAAAAAACTAATGAATGATTTTATGAAATCACTCGTAGATGAAACTTTGGATGAAAACAAACCTTCTTATGTTGATTATTATATTGTTATTTGGGATAAAACTGATGTTTGGAACATTGATAACGAGCCGTTTATTGAATATGATAAATCTGATGGTAGATTGTGGATATCAAAAAAATATTTAAACAACTTAGAATCTTGGTTCCCAATCAAAAAAGAAAAAGTGTTAGATATGATTAAAAACTCTTTTGAAAATAAATTTAATGTTGATGTAAAATATATCAAAGCGGAGTCATGAAAATAATAATTACAGAAAAACAATATAACAAACTAACTGAAGACAAACTTCAGAAACTTTGTTATACAGTTTGGAACCAACAAAAAAAAAGAGGTGAAGAACCTCATATTGATGATATAATATACGACATTACAGATATTAGAAAAAACTCAAACGAAGACTTTCAAATCATTAGACCCATTTGGTATAGATACAACGGTGGATTTGATAACTTATTTGAAAAACTTAAAAATGAAATTGACGAAAAAATATTTGATCTAACAAGTGATTGGGGTAATCTTGATACAAGAGTCCAAGTTATTGAAGTAAGTCAGTTTGGTAGATTAGGTGAAGATTATGGTGTGGACATATTTGTGAATATTGACGAACAAGGAACCATGGATTTCCAAATGTTTGAAGAAGGTACTGATAACGAAATTCAAGTTAACGATACAATTGAGGCTGCTTACTTTGAAGCTCAATCCAATTATGAAAGTAGTGATCTTCTTGGTTACTTAAGAGGAGAAGTTTATGACCTTTTTTATAAAAAGTTAGAAAAATACGGAATTCCAATTGATGTGGATGTTGATCTAAAACAATTTTAACTATATATTTATTATCACTATGGGACCAATCGAAAAAAAAATCTTAGAATTATCAAAAACAGAAGGACTTTCTGAAGAAACAAAACTGGCTTTAACTATGATTAAAAATCAAGTTAGAGAAGATGAAAAACGAATTGTTAATGAGGCCTACCAAAAAGGTTACCATGATAAAGAAATGAGCCGTAGACCCACTTGGAACTACTTTGAGAGTAAGTACAAATCTTTTTTTACAAATTTCAAAGTTGGCTAATTGTAAAATTTTTCGTATCTTTGTGGTATGGAAGACTTAAACAAACTTGAATTACCCGAAATTAAATCACTTTGTAAACAATACGGTATTGGTGCCGTTGGTGATAAAAAAACCTTAATTAAAAAACTCAAATACTATTTGGATCCTGTTGAAGATGTGTTAAATACACACCCTGGTAGAAAACTACCAAAAGATAAAAAAATTGTGGGGGCCAAGGTAACTAAACAAGAAGAAATTAATAATGTGTTAAAAAAGAAGGGCCAATTTTTATATTATTCTTTGGGTTATCACTATTATATGGTGACAGAATAAAAAAACTAGATATTTATTAAATAAAATTGGTATGAAAAAACAAATACTTGAAGAGCTTAATGATATTAAGTATCTTTTTAATTACAATAGAGGTAAAATTATTTCAGAACAGGAACAATTTGACGATGAAGAAGAATTCGTAGATTATGATGATATAGATTATGGTGATATGGATGATGATATGGATGATGATGAAGAAGAATATTATCCTGAACTGAGAATACCTCATGACATGCCATCATACAAAACTAAATATAGACATAGTGATGATGATATGGAATTGGACGAAGAAATGGATCTTCCTGTGATGTTACCAGGTACAAAAGAAAAAGAAAGAACTAAGGTAACACCTGGAACTAAACCGGGAAAAAAACCTGATACTCCATATAACCCAAAACCTGGACCAAAACCGGATCCTAAAGCAAGAAAAAGAAAAGGTGACATGCCAACTTGGTTGACCTTTGATGAACTTGGAATTGATTTTGAATAAGATGAGAAATATTAGAAAAAAATTATATACTGAGGGTTTACCAAAATCTGAATTTGTTAGACTTATGGAAGCCCCAATTGACTACGAAGGTCCTGAAAGAATGGCTGGAGATGTTGAGGGAAAAATTACCGGTAAAAAAACCCCCTATCATAATTTTCCTGCTATCCCTAATATGGATAGAGACTTTGTTGAACTAATATCGTCCAAGAGATTCAAAGACTCAGTTGACAAAGTTAGAATGGCTATGGGTGATACAAGAATTATACAAGGTCAAAATGCTTTAATGCAGTTAATGGGGACTGTTGGTCAAGCGATGCAAAGACTTGTTATGATTCAGTCACAAAACAAAAAACAACTTGAAGATTTAGCTATTGAACTTGTAAAAAAAGAAATGGGTATTCCTGAAGGGGCAATGCAGTTCAAGGCTGAACTAATGACACAACCTATGGGTGCTGCTGAGGGTATGAAAGATGAAGCCGAAATGCCAAGTGAAGAAGAAATTGAAGAGTTTATGGGTGACGTTGAAAACTTCAACTTAGAAAGAGCTAAAAGAAGATTCATCAACTCATTAATTCAAGGAGCGGCTTTCAAAGGAGGCCACATGTATAATCTTGTAAGAAATGAAATCAATGATATCAACCCACAATTAATGAACCTTTATGCTGTTACCCAATCTTTGATGGAACATGCTTATTGGATCTTTCCTGATATGGAAGGAATGGCAGGTGGTGGCGGTGGTCAAATGGGTCAATCAGAATATGATGATGAGACAGATCCACCAACAGTAAAAGCTAAAGCTGTTACATTCCCACTTCTTGTACATGAGTTAGTTAAAGGTGTTTATGAGGTATTTGGAACTCATGGTTTACCTGATGACCCAAAACAAAGAGAAATGGTATTGAATGCTGAAGATTCACTTCCTGCTGAGATTTGGGACTCTCGTTTAGGACCAATTTTTTGGGAGAAGTTCGTTTCAACTTACCCTATGGAATTGTTTGATGATGATATGAAACATATCCAACATTATTTATTCATGCGTTTTTCAGCTTTAAATGCTGAAGAATTTATGAGTTTGGCTAAAAAGATCCTAAGCGGAGATCCAAAAGGACAACAAATAATTCAAAGAATGGTTGATGATATCGTTAAAGATTTGAAAGACCGAGAATATAAAGACGCCATGGGAGATGATGATGACGAAGACTACGGCGATGTTGATCTAAGTGATTTGGGACTTTAATAAGTCCCATTTCTTTTTTATAAGGAATTTTTTTCCTATAATTATTAAAAATGTTAGGTATGAAAAATATTGATTGTGAGATATACATTAAACAACTGATTTCCTTTTTTGAAAATAATCCTGGTGATTTAATGCAACTTATAGGAAACGTTCAAAAAGAAGACTTTTATTTGAAACTAAGAGAAAAATCGGAAAACAATGTTGATGAAGGATTTGATCATGTTTTATCTAGACAACAAATGATTGACATTGTCTTGGAATTAAAGATTCCTGAACTATTTGAAAAGCCTAACCCTAAGGCTGTTGTTGAAGGATATGTCCAAAAAACAAAGTGGGGAAAAATTATTTTAAATTAAAGTTGGTATTTATTGAAAAATTATTATCTTTGTAGAGAGATAAACGAGAAACAAAATGAAAACTATTGAAATAACGATACAGGAGATTTGGCAGGCAACCAGACCTATCGTGCAAAAAAGTAAGAAATCATATACTCGTAAAGTCAAACACAAAAACAAAGAAAATAATTAACTATGATATACACACCAGAACTAATCAAATCAATTGCACCGGCAGTATTCGCCACATCACCATCTTCTAAAATGACGAACAAATATGAGTTCGTACCAACGAATGAAGTAATGGAGATCTTCGACCGTGAAGGTTGGAAACTTTCATCTGTAAAACAAACAGGTAGAGGTATACATTCAATGCACGAGTTGAAATACCGAAACAGTGAATTACCAAAAGTTGGTGACACAGTTGTTGAAGCAATCGTTAGAAACTCTCACGACGGAACAGCAACATTCTCTATGGGAGCAGGACTTTTCCGATTGGTATGTTCAAACGGACTTACAGTTCCTACGTCAGTAGCAGAGAAATTCTCAATTCGACACAATCACTTTTCATTCGACGATGTTCGAGGTTTAGCTGAGGACTTCTCTAAAAAACTCCCAAGAATCGAAGAGTCAGTTACTCGAATGATGGAAAAGGAGTTAACTGAAAAAGAAAAACTCCGTCTGATCAAAGAAGCGGTTAAGATCCGTTGGGCGGTTGGAAATGGACCTGAGTCTATCGACATCACAGACCTTCTAACACCGTTTAGACCTGAGGATGAGGGAAGTGATCTTTGGACTGTTTTTAATGTGATCCAAGAGAAAATGACTCGAGGTGGATTTACTTACAAAAGCCCAAGAGGACGACAAACAACACTTCGTGGGATCAAGAGTATCCAAGCTACGAATCGTTTAAACACCAAACTTTGGGAGGCTGCTGAACTACTATTAGTATAAATAAAGAAAAGGGGGTCACCGACCCCCATTTTGTATTATGGAAAAATTTAAACACGAAAAAAGACTTTTAGATTTTCTTATAGAGGAAAATAAAATACTGTATTCAACAATCCAACTAACGGGTTTTATTGAACTAACACCTGAAAGTTTACTTGAAAAACCAAGATTTGAGAATTATTTATTGGACGGTATGCAATATACTGATGGGGTTTCATATTCTGATGGAATATTTATTTATGATAACAATATTTACATATATTTATCTAAAACTGACCAATTAGTCTCTTCATTTTCTTGTAAGATATATTATCCTATAAATAGAAAAAAAGACGTTGAGTTCTTTATATTAAACCTAAAAAAATTAAAAAAAGATGGAAATTAGTAGTGTTGAATTACAACAAAAAATAAATTCTGGTGAAAAACTTGTGGTTGAGTTTTGGGCTGAGTGGTGTGGACCATGTAAAATGATGAAACCAATTTTTGAAAGAGTTGCATCTTCAAACGAAAGCGAAGTCCAAATGTATACACTTAATATCGATGATAATAGAGAAGTCGCTTTAAGTCTTGGTATCAGAAGTATCCCAACTGTAAAAATGTTTAATTCAGGTGAAGTGGTTGAAACAAAAGTGGGGATTATGAATGAAGGACAGATAAAAGAAATGGTAAGTGAATTAATCAATGGATAAAATTGCAGTTGTGTTTACAATGAAGAGTTGTCCTCATTGTCACACTTTTAAAAAAATGTTAGAAGAAGCTGATATTGAATTTATTGATAGAGATATTGATGAATATGAAGAAGAATACGATATGTTTGTTGAAGTTACAGGAAATGATTTTGTACCAGCATTCATGTTAATTGAGAATCCTGAAAGTGAATCCCCAACATCAAATCTATACGCTCCTGATCGAGATTTTGAAGATATAGATGAAGGATTACAAATAATCAAAGAATTTTACGAAAGATAAAAAAACCCCTCAATTGAGGGGTTTTCTTTTATATCAATATTATGTCTTTTAGTCGATCTTGAACCAAGTATGGTTTATCTAATGTTTGATCAGTAACATCTTTCGTAAAGTCGTAGTCAGACATCCTTTCTTTAAACTCAGTAAGATCCATATCAAAACAATCTAAAACAAGACTTTCGATCAATTTTTTCGGAACTTGAGAATCAGAGATCACTTTAATTCTATAGTCTTCATCTTCATTTAAATCACTTGAGTAATGAAAGTATAATTTATCAACACCTAACAAAGAATACATTTGATTAAAGATGTAATGTGAGTAATATAATATTCCTCTACCACACCCTAAACTATGACCATAAGGAAACTCTGATGAGATGTTTATTTCTGAAATGGGGTCTAATTCGTTAACGTACAAAGATTTATTAACTGTGATCCACGCTCTTGGAAAATCTGTGATTTCTTGTTCATACTTAATGATGTCAATAATGTTAAGACTTTCTTTATTAAGTGATTTAAATAATTCCTTATTTGATTCTATGAATTCTATTTTAAGTTCATTAAGATTTAAAACATTACTACTTATGGTTTGACCGTTTACAACCACAAAGTTTTCACAATCTGTTACTTGAATTATTGTATTTTCTGATTTGTTGAATTTTGACAGGATGTAGTCTGCGAATAGATTCACAAAATACCGTCTTGTGTTTTTTTCTAATTTTCTCATATTCTTGGTTTTGTATAATGAATATGAGAATTAAATGAAACTATAAAGAGTTAAATATAATCTAAAAACATTTCGTTTATGTTTCTTCTTGTTCTGTCCCAATCAGGATAATCGGGGACTCTAATATCAATACATTCTAATTCATCATTAGAAATCATACCATTTATAAGTGATGTATATCCACCAAAATATTCTAAAAATGAATCACTATAAGTTCCGCCTTTGTTATTTTCTAAAAATGTTTTTATAATTCCAATAAAATCTGTGATTTTAATATATTGGTCGTATTTAGTTTTTTCACCAACCTTTCTTGCAACCTCATCAACACGACCTTCAAAGTATTCACTAAGACCGTTATAAACAGCTTCATAAACTTCATCTTCATATGCTGTATTTTCAGAGTTATAATAGATACTTCTTAGTTCATCACCAATATCTTCTAAATCTTTTTTGAAAAGTTCGTTTGATGCGTCACTATCTTTTAATAGGTCGTTTAAATCTTCAGACCTTATTCTAAAATATCCTTCAGTTTCTTGTATTTCAGATAAATGTTCAAAAAAGTCGGAATTATAATCCTCTAATGATAATTCTTGATTTCCTATTTTTTTATAAATAACATCTTTAAGATGTGTAATATTAGAATCATTTAAAACATCTATTGTGTCGTATGGCACCATACCAGAATCATAATACCAATCGTGACCTAAACCTTCTTCACTTAAAATTAGTCTTGCAACATCTCTAGGGTTATTATCACTTCTTCTACTACCACTACAAAAATAATCACTTAACTCTTCTCTATCTCTTAATTTTAGATAAAAACCACCATTTCTAATTTCAACATCAGTTATTAGATTTTTAATTATAAAATAAACTGTGTCTTCGTAGTTGTCTTCTAAACCTTTTAAAAGTAATATATTTTTAAGTTCTTCAGGTGCATCTTCATAACTAAGATTACCTAAAACACCATTTTCATCCAAATATGATATGATTTCATCATCCCAATTACGATAACCTACTTGACCTAAATCTAATTCATCTAAAAGACCGTATTTTTTAACAAACTTAAAGAATGTAATTAAGTCATTAAAATACGGCTCAATGTCGTCATCAAAATCACCACCATTAAATGAATTAACTAATTGTCTTGCTCTATCTAAACTCATATGGTATAAATATCTAATAAACAAAAAAGGTGTCCCAAACAGAACACCTTTATCTCGATGATACGCAAATATTATCTTCTATAATATTTGTTAATGATTTTTTTTACCGACTCTTGAACGTTATTATTATTTTGAGTGGTATTAGCACCTTGTTGTGTTTGTGTTTGAGTTTGTGTTTGAGGTTGTTGTGCCTGTTGCTTGTTTTTACATCCGCAGCCCATAACTAAATATTTTTATTGGTTTATTTATCTATAAATAGTATCTAAAACAAGTTTAATTCATAATAAATAAAAATCAATTATTTTTATTTTGTTATATTTATCAAGTATGAGAGACTTCTTTAAAAATTTCTTATTAGAACAAGATGAGAATCTTGTTACACTAACTCCTGATCAATATTTGGATACATTAGAAGATGTTGGTGGAATTGCTGCAAGAGTATCAATGTTAAAACCATACAGAGGTAAGGGTATTGTTATTAAAGGTGATTTAGATCTTAGAAAATTTAAAAATGTTGGACCACTTACAGGTGTTGTAAGAGTTATGGGAAGATTAGATATTTCTGGAACCAATGTTCCAAATCTTGATGGTGTTACTGTTGATCGATACATTAGTGATTGGGGTTCAACAATGAATACAAATAAATTAAAACAAGAAAGAAATAAAAAACTTTCAGAATTAGCCGATTATAGAGAAAATGATGAGTGGAATTCAGAAAATAAAGACGATGATTCTGAAAGAACTGAAGCTTTATATGATTTTTTAGTTCAAGAAGGTATTCCTACTTTATATGAAGACGACAATGGTGAAGAAATAGAAGAAGACAAATATTTTATTTATCCTAGTGGTCGTGGAACTCATGGTGTTGGAAAACAATACGAATGGTTGGGTGGTGATACTTTACAACCAGATACATATGATGTTTATACTCAAGATGAGTTAGATAGTGCCGCTAAAAGATATGTTGAAAATTCGGTTGATGACATGGGTTATGAGGCATTTACAAGTTGGGTATGGGATCAAGCAATCGATAAAGGACAATGGCAAAGTTGGTTAGAAGATTTTTTTGAAGATATAGTTAGAGATGATCCTGAAAACTATGATATAGGACTTGAATTATCTACAAATCAACAACATCAAGTTAATCAATTAACAAAAACTATAGAAAATCTAAATAATAGATTAGAAAAAGAGGAATTGTCTGACGAAGAATACGAAAAAATTGAAGGAAAAATAGAAGGTCTAGAAGAGACAATAGAAGATATTAAAGAAGATCCACAAGGTGGTTATGATGAAAGTTCCATAGAGAATGAAATCAATGATAGAGTTAGCGAATATGTTGATGACATAGATGATTTTATTAAACACTTTGGTTATGAAAAAAATTTCATAATGGATTTTGTTGATTTAGATGAGGTTACGGATATTGTCGTGAATAGTGATGGATATGGAGCTTTATTAAATTCATATGATGGAGAAATGTTTGAAACACAGGTAAATGGTGATTGGTATTATGTAATGAGAGCGAGTTAGGACTTTATTTGTTGAACAATATATCATATTTTTATTATGGATGGCACGAAGAAAAAAAATAGAATTTTTGATGAACACCGATTGGATGTTTGAAAAACCTATTGATAGAGAATACAAAGAATACAAACTACTTTCTTATTTTCAAAAAATGGGAGATAAACTCGATAAATTAGAATTATATCCAGGGTTTATTGAATTATCATTACACTTAATGAATATCCAAGCTCTTATGAGAGATAAGAAAATTGTCTACACGGATAAAAAATTAAACACTGTAGATGATGAGATTATGGTAAAGGATCTGAAAGTAAAAGACGCACCAACCATGTCCGATGAAGAAAATGAAGAATTTAGAAAAATCTTATCTTATTCAGCACCAAGAATTATGGAATACTTTAATGTTGCAAAGTCTGTTTGGACAATAGTATTTGATTCTTTGGATATGAAAATCAAAAGAAACAAAAAAAATATCTTACACCCAAAAGGGTATTTCTTTTATACTGAAACAGAAAGTAAAAAAACTTATGTGTGGGAGTACATTATAAAAAAAGAAACAAAAAGTAACCCACAAAGAATGGCAAATATAAATTTAATTTATTTCGATGAGATCGGAGAGTTGACCATTCCAAAGATAATATCTACATTTTCTACATACGAACCAAAAGACAAGAGAATGGGACCAGTATTTCAAATGTCATCAAACGGAATTTTCCCTGTTAATGAAACATTATTACCCCTATTCAAAAGAAGAATTGCGGGACTTATATCACAAACAAAAAACCAAGAAGAAAAACAAGAAACAGAATAAGTTATGGGATTTAATAAGAGAATTTTAAAGAAAGAAAACATTTTAAAAAACCTCCCAAACCTTATGACCTATTTGGACGCCGATGCAATAATTTGTACCGACGATTTCTCACGCAAAGTTTATGGGTTATTTCGTGACGGGTTTTCAAAAGAAGAAATAATAAATTTAATAGATAAAATGAAATGAAAATAAAATTGGAATATGTTTGGTTGGACGGATATAAGCCTGAACCTAACCTAAGAAGTAAAGTTAAGATTGTTGATTATGAATCTGTCAAGAATGCATTACTTGATGGAAATTTTCCTATGTGGAATTTTGACGGATCATCAACTTTACAGGCTGAAACAGGAAATTCAGATCGTTTGTTAAAACCTGTGAGACATTACTTACCATCTAATTTTCCACTTAAAAACAACACCGTTTATGTTTTATGTGAAGTATTAAATCCAGATGGAACACCACACGAATCAAACAAAAGATCAAGTATTGGTGAAGGTTTTGAAGATCTTTGGTTTGGTTTTGAACAAGAATATTTTATTCGTGAAGAAGTTAATGGTAACATTTTAGGTCACAAGAGAAACATTCTTAAAGGTCAAGGTGAATATTACTGTGGTGTTGGTCAAAACGTTGTTGGTCGTGATTTTGTTGAAGAACATTTAGACATGTGTTTGTATTATGGGATTGATATTACTGGAATCAATGCTGAGGTTGCTTTAGGTCAATGGGAATATCAAGTTTTTTCTCAAGGTAAATTAAAAGGTGGTGACGATCTTTGGATGACTAGATACTTCCTCTTCAAGATTGCTGAGAAGTACGGATACCATATTGAACTTCACCCAAAACCAATCACACACGGAGAATGGAATGGTTCAGGTCTTCATACAAACTTCTCAACAGACATGATGAGACTTGAAGGTAATGAACAATATTTCATGGCATTATTTAACGCATTTGAATCAAGACATGAAGATCATATCAAAGCTTACGGATCAAACAATCACTTACGATTGACAGGTGAATATGAAACTCAGGCGATGGATAAATTCAGTTGGGGAGTATCTGATCGTGGAGCATCAATTAGAGTTCCTCAGGACACGGCAAAAGAATGGAAAGGGTATGTTGAAGATCGTAGACCAGGCTCAAATGCGGATCCATATAAGATTATTCGTGAAATTGTTAAATCACTTGACGTTACACAACAAATATATGATACAAAACATATGATGACCTCATTTGTTGACATGGATGGTCTTACCGGAAAATACGGTACAATGTCTAACGATGAGTTATTAAAAGAATATAGAGAAGAAGAATAATGGAAAAAGAATGTGTATGTGGAGGAACGGGACTTTGTCAATGTCCACCACCAAAAGTAGAACAAGTTAATCACCCACAACATTACGGAGGTGAAAATAATCCTTACGAAGCAATTAAAGTTATTGACGCTTGGGATTTAGGATTTAGTTTAGGAAATACAGTAAAATATATAAGCCGTGCAGGAAAGAAAGGAAAAGATAAAGAACTTGAGGACCTCAGAAAAGCACTCTGGTACCTCCAACACCACATCGAAACACTCGAAAAGTAAAACAGGTTTTGATAAAGAGATTAATGTTTGGGATGCTCTTACAACACCAAACGAATTACTAAGAGAAACCCTAATTAATTTTATGTGGGGGTTTTTAGGAAACTCAATTGTAGTTTTTGCGGCCAAAGAACTGGACTTTTTAGTTCTTATAAATTATATTGTTTATTACATACTGATTTCTTATATTGTGAATAGGAAGAAATATGAAACCATGTTAGGTAAATTTATTATTCTTCCAGGATCCGCCGCGGCAGGAGCATTCACAGGTTATAAGTTGGCACAATTAATTTCAAATTTTATTTAATAATGGAAAAAGACTGGAACCCAAACGACTTTCAAGGAAGATCAAAAGATCAAATGGAAAGAAACTATAGAATTTTTGCAATTCTAATTACATTATCGTGGTTAGTTGGGACCGGACTTGTTTTATTCAAATTAATTAGTTACTTTTTTTAATCTATAATAATATGAAATACTACAAAATTACAATAGGTGGTAAAGGTGCTGAAGTTTACCCCTTCCAATTGAACACAGAACAATATGAAGCTCTACGAGATGGTGGTGTTGAGCAAGATGAATTGGATCACGATCAGATCTGTGAAATTTTGGGGGTTGATACTTTTTTTGATTCACCAAACGAATCTATTATGGGACCATATCCCGACGCATTCTTTGTGAAAGTTGAGGACGAGGAAGGGAATGTTGTTTATCAAAGTGAGGAATTTGATAACGAAAAAAGTGATTATGAAGAACAATATTGTGGTGAGGTTGCTTACCTAATCATCGAAGACTATTGTAAGGGAGAACACCTTGTTTACGATATTCCATTAGAAGAGGACTTCGAGATCGATAAGTTAAGATTCAAAGTTGATGACATTGGATGTAGAGTTGAGGTAGTAAGTGGTATACTATACGAAGAAAAAGAATACAAAATATATAAATCATTTGGTGATACATCCAGTAAAGGATACTACTACCATTTAACAGCAGGAATTTAAGTAATGATAGAAACAGGAAAAATAATTAACGGAGATTGTGTTGAGGTAATGAAAACATTGCCTGAAGGATCTGTGGATTTAATTGTAACGTCTCCACCCTACGGAGTTGGGATTGCTTACGATGTTCACGAAGATGACGTTGAGTTTAACGAGTATGTTGAGTTTGCAAAGTCTTGGTTATCTGAGGCCTATCGACTATTAAAAGATGATGGAAGAATTGCTCTTAACATTCCTTACGAAATCAATCGTCAAAAAAAAGGTGGACGTATTTTCTTTGTGTCAGAGATGTGGCAGATCATGAAAGAAATTGGTTATGGTTTCTTTGGTATTGTTGATCTTGAAGAACAATCACCACATAGAAGTAAAACCACTGCTTGGGGATCTTGGATGAGCCCAAGTTCACCGTACATTTATAACCCAAAAGAATGTGTCATTTTAGCATACAAAAACAAACACATTAAAAAAATCAAAGGTCAACCACAATGGACTGGAGAATTAACTGAAATTGAAAATGAAGATGGTTCAAAAAGGAACAAAATGGTATATGACGAGAATGATAAGAAAGAATTTATGGAACTTGTGTTTGGTCAGTGGAATTACTTTGCAGATACTAAATCACTCACCAAGGCAACTTTCTCGATGGACATACCAACTAAAGCGATTAAGATATTATCCTACAAAAACGATGTAGTTTTAGATCCATTTGCAGGTTCAGGAACTAGTTTAGTGGCGGCTGAAATATTGGATAGAAGATGGTTGGGAATTGAGTTATCACCAAACTATTGTGATGTCGCTCGAGGAAGAGTTCAAGTTTTTGTTGATGAAAAAACAAAAGTAAAAATTGAAAGTGAGTGATATTTATATGATATGAAAAACTATTTAATCAACGAGAAACAACTTAAGAGAATTCTTGAACAAGTTGAGGATGAAGAAAACAAATCAGAAGATGATCAAACTAATGACGAAACTGTAAGTAGTGGTTTTTTTGACGACATTGTAAAAAAACCTTTGGACTCTAGTGATCCTTTGAAAATGTTTTTTGATTCTTTAAATTAATTCAATCAGATCATCCTCTTTAATATTGTATTTTTTACAAGTATTAGAAGGTAATTCTAAGATCATATCTCCTTCACCAGAATAGTGTTCACAATCGTCAGAGTAACATGGTTTACAGTTATGATGTATCTTTGTTATTTTATTACCATTTATAAAAAGTATGTCTAAATGAATAATACAATTCTTCATCCAAAAAGAATGAGGTTCATTTTTCATTAGAAACAACATACCATCAAACGTATCATCGAATTTTTTATTCATCATACCTTGTTGAGTATCTTTATCAGTAAAAACAGTTTTTAGGTTAAAAAGATTATTATTTATTTTTGCCTTCATATTTATAAATATCTATGAAAAAGTTTAGAAGAAGTTCTGGTGTTATTTTAAAACATGGTGATGAAGTTTTACTTTGTAAACGATCACCAAAAGAAACATTACCAAATATTTGGTCCATACCGGGTGGTGGAATTGAAAATGGTGAAACGCCAGGTCAAGCTGCAATTCGAGAGTTCCATGAGGAGACAAATATTGAAATAGGAACGGATTTGGATCTTGTTGGTATAATTGATAACTTTAATGATGACGGGACCAAAAGAGGTATGATGTTTGTGTTTTTACAAAAAATTAAAGAAAAAAAAGATCCTGAGCTTTCTAAGGCATCACATGGTCACGAACACACGTCTTGTAAATATTTTAAATCTGAAGATATTCCTGAACAGAAAGGGAGTGAACAACTCTACAAAATTTTAAAAAAAGTTTTCAAATAGGAGATTAAAACAAAAATTTTTATTATATTTGTAGAAATAATTACAGATGATAAAGACGACCTTAAACCATAACATTAAAATCATGAACGAAAAATTCGGAACTTTGCTTTCTGAATCATTCGTAGACCCAATCCAATTTAAGATCTTCTTGAAGATGGTAGACGGAGCATTGAACTTAGGTGAGGATTTATCTTACTTTGATGGTAATACTTTCTTGGTTCACATACCAAATAAGATCCTCAAAGAATCTGTTATTTTAACAAACGCAACTGAGATTAGTTTGGTAGAACAAGTTAGAAACAAAATTGAAAGTTTAGTATGATGAAGTCATTTGTATTTTTTTTATTTAGTAACATTTTATTAACTTCTTGTATCAAAGAAGATATTAAACCTCAACAACCATTGAGTCCTCAACCTATAATTACTGACACCGTATTAGTTGATTCTACATTATCAATGGCAGGACAAACTTGGGTAATCAAAAAAGTTTTGAACACGGATTTTGATGATGACTTAAGATCTGACACTTTAATTTTTATCGATGTTGATGATTATACTTTTAATGGGTATCCATCCAAATATAGATTAACAACAACATCAACTACATACAATTTAACATTATACGATACACCTTGGGGTAGTATTAGTGGAAATTTAATAAATTTTAATATTGTTTCAGGTACAATAGAAAGCAAACCATTTAATGACATACTTGGTATATACGGTGAGACAAAAATATGGATGTATAGGTTATAGTTTCCTTGTTCTATAAAAATAAGGTGGTGGAGAAGCTGACATTCAATGTTGGCCCTAAAATAAAAGGTGGGATTATCTCACCTTTTTTTGTTTTTCATATATTTATATAATAAAAAATTTGATATGAAAAATAAATTTATTTTAACAGAGGAAGAATCTAAACGAATTCTTTCTTTACACAAACAAAAAATCCAAGAAGAAAGAGGGAATATTGAAGAAGATAATATCGATCAAGGTTATAAAAACACTAGAATTGGAGGATCGGCGCTTGCTGGTGCTGGAACAGGAGCTGGAATTGGAGCACTTTCGTTTGGACCTCCAGGAGCTATTGTTGGTGCTGTTGTCGGTCTAGGTGTTGGTGCTTTAACTGGTTGGTTGACAGTGGGTGGTGGATATTATGATAGAGTTGCAAAATCATTTAAATTTTGTCGTGAGAATAGAAAAAATATGGGTAAACCTGTAAATTCTCGTGAAAAACTTGAAGACATTGCGGACTTTCTAAGAACTGCAGTCACTGGAGTGGGTACTGATGAAACATTAATCGCAAAAAACTTAAGAAAATTAAAAACAATGCCTGACTTTTGTGCTTTAAGTAAAATTTATTATGAAAGATTTACTGAAACATTATTAGAGGCACTAGACGGTGATATAGATCAAGACAATGAATGGAGAGATTATGTTTGGTTACCAATTTCTGAATTAGCAAAAAATACTAAAAAAATCCCAAAACCCCTTGATGATACACAACTTAGAATTAATGCTGCGAAATGTGGTTGGGGTGATGACGTTGACGGTTATAGAAAATCAGGTTGGAGATGTCCAAAAAGTAAAACACCTGTACCTGTTGTTCCACCTGTACCTGTTGTTCCACCAAGACCAGGAAAAAGATACTACTTCAATTACCAAGACGCAATAAACGCATTGAATAAAAAAGGATGTCCTACTGGAGCTGGTGGTGAAGAGGGTAAAAAAGAAGATGGATTCGCCGATGATTGGAGAGTACCTCAAGCGGATCAAAAAGTTGATCCTGTAGTTTCATCTGACGATTTTTCAAATTGGTCTAAATAAAAAAAAACAAATAACTATGAGCAAGATTAAATTAACAGAAAGTCAATACAACAAATTAAAAAATAATATTGTTGAATCCGCATTAATTACTGAAGCATCAAATACAAGAGAAGAGGTGATGACAGTTCAAAAAGCATTAAATAAATGCTTTAAAGCTGGTCTAGTTGAAGACGGAATTTGTGGAAAAAATACAAAATCTGCAATTGAGAGATACTTAGGAATTCCGGTTATGGAAGTTTAAGTTTAGTATCGTAAAAATAATAAAGGGAGTTAAACTCCCTTTTTTTATGCAATTTTTTTCATATCTTTGTATTATGGAAAAAGTATTATATATCGTTAGAGGAATACCGGGTAGCGGTAAATCAACATTTGCAAAAAGATTGGTTGGTGAAGATTTTTTAGTTTGTGAAGCAGACAAATATTTCATCAATCAAGAAAATGGTAAATACGAATTTGATATTTCTAAAATCAAAGACGCACATAAATGGTGTCAAAATTTAGTAGAAAATTACATGAAAGATAATATGATTAATGATCAGTATTATCTTGAAATTGCGGTATCAAATACCTTTACTCAAGAGTGGGAGATGGAGCCTTACCTTGAACTAGCGAAAACCTATGGATATAAAGTATTTTCAATTGTAGTTGAAAACAGACACGGGGGAATAAATCAACATGGAGTTCCTGAAGACAAATTAGAACAAATGAAAAACCGTTTTGAAATAAAATTATGACAAAATTTGATAAATTACTAACATCTGGTATTGTTTGGATTACATCTGACACGCACTACCACCATAAAAATATTTGTCGAGGTGTTACCAATTGGAGAACAAAAGATGGTAAAATTCCTATCGACCAAACAAGGAATTTTCAAGATTTGGATGAGATGGATTCGGTTATTATTAACAATATCAATCAAAAAGTTGGACCAAATGATACTTTAATTCATTTAGGTGATGTTGCTTTTGGTGGATTTGAAAAGATAGGTGAGTTTTTAGATCGTCTTGTTTGTAAAAATGTCCATCTTGTTTTAGGTAATCACGATCAACACATAACTAAGAATAGAGAAAATATAAGAGACAGGTTTTTATCTGTTTCTAACTATTTGGAGGTAAGTATAGATGATGTTAATTTTGTTTTATCTCATTATCCATTTGCTAGTTGGAATAAGTTGGGTAAAGGATCAATTCATCTTCACGGACACGTTCATTTCTCGGCTAAAGATAAATGGGGTAAAGGAAAACGATTGGATGTTGGTATGGATGGTAATGGATATTTTCCTTATAAAATTACTGAGATAGTTCATATGATGGACCGTCGTCAGATTAGATCTGAAATGGATTTGGATCACCACCTTGATGATTTGGTTGGGGTTGTGGGTTAAATCACAACTCCAACATATTTATTGTTATGAGAAATATTATTATCACCGAAAGTCAATTAAGACTAATAACTGAAGCTTTAGGGGTTCCTGATAACATTTTGGACGCTGCTAATAGGTTGTATGACATTGTTGAAAAAGAAA